TCTTAGACCTAAAAGACTACCTAATCCATAAAGTCGCATAGAGGGTACCCTGGATATTGTGGGGCTGCCACTAGGCATCCTGGGCCGTAAAACTAAATAGTTAACCTAGTTATCAAAATAGCACTACTTTTCTTTTAATTAACCTCTAAAATTTGTATAGAAAAGCAAGATCACACTTTGACCTTAGAACTCATAAACCTCATCCGCAAGATAAGTAAGATCATGCAGATATTGTTCATAAGTAGAAATTTGTGGAATAGCAGGAAGTTTAACAGCAATTCGCATAATTCCACGATATAATTCATCATAAGCATCTCTACCATGATTAACTACCTCACGAAAAGCTGTATTAATGTTAGACATAAGAATAACATTGGGATCAATTGTATTACGTGTCCAATTCAACATCTCATAAATCACTTCAATCTTGAGAGGAGCAACTGTGCGTTGCAATTCAGGACAAAATCTAAAACCACGTTTTAGAAAGAAAATATCTTCCAATTGACGTGACCTTATAATTGTACCCGATTTACCCTCATCGGTATATTCATGTTTCATTTCCGCCATAATAGCACTGATGGTTTCTTGATTATACAGATGTATGACTTTATCTGCTATATTAGCAGCATTATCATCACCATAGGTAATCAGCGCAACAAACAAACGGAAAAATTTCATGGACATGTAACTAGGGCAATCCCGACGCATAATACGAATCCAAGAAATACGCATAATAATCGAATTGTACAAACAATTAATAATGACAGTAAAAGGATTTCCAGAGGGTTGAGAATGAGTCCACATATAGACATTATCGCCAAAAATGTGAACAGAATGCACAAGATGAGCCCAAAGACCGAGACAAATTTTAAGAATATCTCGTCCTTCCTTACTATTAAGGTCGTTGAACATTTCCAACCAAGGAACAAATATTTCCCAAAATATCGCCCACAATATTTGAGCAACAAGTGAGCCATCGAAATTACCAAAATCACCAGCAATAACATGTTTACCCTTTGATTTCAAACGCTTTGCAATTCGTTCCCAATCCAAAGAATAAGGATTGGAACCAACAGCAACTTCATTATCGATACGGTTATGCATCAACCAAGCAGCAAATGGAAGAAAATATTTACGAAACGCCACAACAAAATGTTGAGGACCAGCAGAGAAGACACGGGTTTTACCAACATCCACTTTTGCTTTTTCACGTCGTTCATCTTTCAAAGTATCAACGAAAAAGACGTTCGAAATCTTACCAATACGACAATCTTCGATCAACTCATCAACATCTGCACGCAATTGTTGTGCTTCCATACTTTCAAAGTCAAATTTTTCGTCCTTTCCCATCCATCGTGTTTTGCCAGGTTTGCCCTTATTCTGTAAAGAATATGGGTAACCAGGAGATGTAGTACGATTAACAGCCTTCATAAAATCATCATCCATTGTACCTCTAACGGCTTCTTCATAAGTAAGAATCCGTTGG